AGTTCTACGAAGTCCGCCACGAAATCGAGGATAATCCGCTTTGCCTCATAATATATAATAGGTAGGAGCAAGAGCATAAACTCGCCGCCGACGGCCTTATAGCCTCGCCACGCGAGCGCCGCGCTCAAGCCCTTTGTGAAAACGACCGCCGTCACGATAAGCACGGCGAGGAACTCCGCCGCCGCGAGGCGGCTTTTCTTTTTTCGTCTCATTCTCTGCCTCCCGTAATTATGCGGAGCGGGCAATTATCGAGGCGCTCTTTCGACACTCTGATACCCCGCGTCGCGTAAAGCGTCCCGCGAGCCGTGCAAACGCCGTCGCTACCGCGTCCTCTATTTCCGCCCATGTTTTCGTAATATTTGCAATACGCACACGCCGTCGGGATTTTTTTCATTTGAGTTACGATGACGACTTTCCCGAGTAGCTCACTCATTTGTCCGCCTCCTCGTTCCATGCGATAGCCTTACCGCATTGACCGCAAAAGCGGTTTCGCTTTCCGTCCTCATTGTGGAGATATTCTCCGCTCCCGCAGTTCGGGCAAGCTAAAACGTCCTTGTCTCCGTCCGGGTACGGGCTCTCTTTCATTTGTAGAAAAAGAGCCGCTCGCCCCATTCGGCAAGCCTCGTTTACCGGCTCGAGGCTTTCGTAACGCTCCCGGTGTGTCGGGTCGAGGATTTCAAATGCTCTCTCGATACTCATTCTCTCGGACGGCTCCCGAGCGAACTCTTTTCGCGTAGTGTGCATACACGGATTTCCACAATTCCGCTTGTTGCACTCGGTATTTTTCTGCGGGTCGCACTCATATAATTTCGGAAAGTTCATTTTTCGCCCTCCTCGTCCTCCGGGATAGGTGTAAAGCACTCGCAACGGAGGACGCGCTCTTTTTCGTCTGCGTGTATCGGGCTCGGGCGGCGGCTGTCCATGCGCTCTATACACGGGATGCAGTAATCGCCGTCTCTGCCCTTGCGCGGGTCGTGTACCTCTCGAATGTTGTCGCATTTCCGGCAATCGAACTCATACCGCCATTTCGGGAGGTTTGACTTTCTGCGTCTAACCATTCTCCGCCTCCTTGTGGCTTGCTCCCCGGCATTGAGCCGGGGAGCTTTTTAATTCCGAATTTTACAGGTCAAAGCCGGGCGCGAAGCCGAGCGAAAGGTACGCGCTGATGTAGTAGACTGTGCCGTCGGTGACCACAATCACGAAACGGTAGGAGTAGCCCGAACGAGGCGAACGGAGCCACCAAGACCACGTTCCATCTCCGACGTGCTCTTTCACGCGGTCGCGCTCACGCTTGAAAATCTCAAGTTGAACGCTGTCCGGCTCCTCGTTCCACCAATCGCCCGCGCCGAAAACGTCGGTCGCGGATGGTATCCATAGGGTATCGGCGTACTCGTGGCGCTCGCCGTCGATTTCCTCGGACAAAAAGCGGGGTACGAACGCCTCCGCGAGCTCGTCCGGGAAAAGCGGGAGAATATCCTCGAGGACGTGTCGCCGCCCCTCGCTCTTGAGGTATCCGCCCTTGTTGGTCGGCGTGTCGTTCATGCGCCACTTTTCCGCGAGGCAGTCCTCGAGGACGAAGCGGGCGCGCTTTTCGTTGACATATCCGCCGCAAACGGCGTTGACGTGCTCGCCATTCTTGAGCTCGATAGCGAACTTGTCGCCCGGGCGGATAAGCTCGAGGCCGTTCCCGCTCGAAATGGCCTTTTTGAGCTCTGCGAAAGAGATTTCCTTGTTCCTTGTGGTAATGAGTTGCATCGTCTTTTCCTCCGTTCAAAAGATTTTACAGAAATAGTGATTGCCGATAATCATATCGACGCTCTCGTTATAGGGCGCGGTCGAGAAATAGACCGTATCCTCCGAAAGAATGTGCTCCCGCTCCTCTATGGCGGTATGCACCGCGAGATATTGCTCCTTGTCCGGCTCCGCCGAGTAGAGGTACGGAGCGGGGGAGAATTGCCATACGTCGCCGTATTTCTGAAATACGACCTCCTCGACCGTATCCGGGAAATAGTCGGAGAGCATACGGTTTAGAACGACCTCGACGACGGCGACTTGTCCCTCGAAGCTTTCGCCGCGCGCCTCGTGGTAGACGAGGCAAGCGAGGATATAAACGTCCTCGTCGCTGAAATGGAGCTCCGCGTATCTGTTCTCGGGCTCCGGCTCTACCGGCGGCTCCTCGGGCTCCTCCGGCGTTTCCTCCGCCGCTGTCTCCGGCAAGGCCGGAGCCAGTGCTATGTATGCCAGCGTTTGCCGTTCCGCCGCGAGTGGGATTTCCGGCTTGAGCGTCTCCCGTTCCTTGCCCGCCCGGAGCGCGATAATGAGCCCCAGCACGAGGACGAGCGAGAGGAGGATACCGGCTTGCATCCGGCGGCGGCGCTGTCTGCGACGTTTCCGCCGCTCCTGCCTCGTCATGGTCTGCCACCCTCCGGCGTATCCTCGGCGAGCACGATATACTCGCACTCCCGGGCGATTGCCGTCCACCGAACGCCCCACTTGCGGGCGGCGGCGTGTACGGCCTCGTATTTGTTCACGCCGTTTACGGTGAGCTCGCCGTATTCCTTGTGACGGACGAGGTATAATTTCATCGTCCCGGCAAAGCGCGGGCGGTATCCCGCCGGTGCTGATTGCTCGTGCTTCATTCTGCTACCCTCCCGTCGATAAGCTGAAAGCTCTCTCGGATAGTCACGGGCTCGCGTCTGCCTACGTCAAACTCGAGGACGCAATATCGCCCGCCGGGATGAACGTAGACGACCGTCCCGGGGATTGCTTTCGGCTTGCCGTCCTTGCCCGGAACGTCGAACGTCGCGGGCTTTACCGTGATGCGGTCGCCGAGCTTAATCATTCTACGACCTCCGGCGTGTCTGCCGCCTCCGTTGGCTTGTCCGCCGCCGGAGCCGTCTTATTGTTCGCCGCGCGGAGGAAAGCGTCTCGGAGCATATTCACGAGCGGGGAGGCCGTCGTCGGAGTCGCCGGAGCACCCGCTTTCGGATTGTCCATGTCCGCCCGCTCGACGAAGCCGCATAAAATCGCCGCCGAGACTACCTCACCAACGAAGCCGCCGACCTCGCTCTCGGCGAGCGTCTGCGTCCTCGTGCGGACTTTGAAAGCGCCGGTCTTGAAATCAAAGACGACATACGCCCGCTTTCCCTCCGGCGGCTCGATTTTGACCGCCGCCGCGTCCGCGATAACTTCCTCCGGGCTCGGTACGGTATAACCGGCCTTTTTCAGAGTGTCCAGTTGCGCCGCGTCGAGGGCGAACGCCTCGCCGCCGAGTTTCTTTGAATAGAGCTTTTTCATTTGTGCGACCTCCTTAATCGTTCGACTCGCTGATAACAGCGATTTTTGCGAGGGCGGACGTTTGCGCCCATTCCTCGGCGAGAATACGGGAACTCCGCTCGAACTCCTGCGAGAGCGCGGCGAAAGCGTCCTCGTTCCTGTCCTTGACCGCGCTCCACATTTCCTTGTGGACTTTCTCAATGTCGGTGTGCATCTGCTTTGTGCGCTCGATGCACTCTTTCAGCTCCGCCCACGCCTCACGGTCAGAGGCAAAGCCGCGCCCGCGTTCCTCCATCGTGCCGGAGACGGCCTCCGCGACGGCGGCTTGTAGGTTTGCCATAAGCCGGACTCTCGAACTCGTTTCGCTCATTGTTTCATTCCTCCGTTTTTCTTTAATTTGGGACACCATGCCGGGATATACGGGTCAAAGCGTTTCACGCCAACGACGCGCCCCTTGCATCTGCCGGGAGCAAAGCACCGATAGGAGATAATGTCTTTCGCCCACGGTTCCGTAACAACGTGCTCGCACCCCTCGCAAGTATGGGAAAAATCGGCGTTCATTTCTCCGCCTCCGCCGCCGGGAGGCCGAGCCACCATAGCGGGCTATCCCGCTCCGGGCGGCGGCAGTCGTCGCAATCCGCCGCCGAGCACGAGGAGCAATAAAGCCGGTGAAAAGCACCGTCCCACGGCGTTTCAATCGCCGGGATAGAGCCGAGGAACGCCGCCAGCGCCTCCGGGCTTGCCGTGATACTCTGGTAGTTGTTCATGCTCACGCCTCCAAATCCCGAAGTATTTTGCGGAGGTCTGCGTCGAGCTCTCTCCAAAACTGCGCGTTTTCGGCGGCGTGGATATATTTCGGGGAGCCGTCCTCTTTCTTTTCCTCTGCGAGCTTCTCCCATGCCTCCGCCTCACCCTCGCGGGTCTTGGTCGTCATAAGGATATAAAGGGAGAGTTTGGAGCACTGTTCCGCCGTTAGTGTCTTTCCGTTCATGGTATGAGTAACCTCCTTTTTTACTGTGCCGCTTTCCGACGGCCTCTATTTCGGTACGACCGA